GCTGTCACGGCCCGTGACTTCCAAGGTGTGGTAGCCCGGGGCCGTGTCTTCCAAATATGTTCCATTTATCCGCATCCTCTGCGGAAATCTGATATTCATAAGCCAGCCCTCCGGTTCTTCTGTGTCCCGAGCCGGTCAAGCTCTGTCTGTGTATAGGTAGCCGTGGCCCGGGCAAAGGCCCTTCCGTCAATGTTCAGCGGGACGGAAATCGTATAGGACCCGCCGCCCACACCGGCCAGAACCGGCTCCGGAGCCGTGAAAGCCACACCCTGGGTCTGAAGCGCATAGTTGTCGTTAAAAGCCCCTACTGCCGCCTTGGCCATCTCTGTGGCCATGTCTACGACCTTAGGGATGCCCTTGTCGGTGCCTCTGACGATACCTTCCGTTGACATCTCGGCAATCCACTTGAATTTCTTCGAAGGGGAGCTGATGCCCAGGAAATTCTTGGCGGCGTTGAAGGCGTTTCTGGCAAGGTTCTTTGCCGCATTGACCACGGCAGAGGCGCCATTACTGATGCCATTCTTTATGCCATTGATAAGGTTCCGTCCGATAGAACCCCAGTTAAGCCCACGGAAGGCCCCTGCGATCCTGCTGAATATCTGCGGGACCGTCCTCACGACCTGCGGGATGGCCCTGACCACGCCGGAGGCCAGCTTGGCGATCAACTGGACGCCCTGCTGAAGCATCTTCGGCAGATTCCGTACGATGGTCACAAGCAGCTGGGCCAGTACCCTCGCCATGCTTCCGATGATCTGAGGAAGCGCCCTAATGACGCCCATGGCCAGTCTTCCGATCAGATTCATGCCGGAGCTGATGAAGGACGGAAGGTTCTGCATGATGTAGGACAGCAGATTGCTGAGCATCTGACCGCCTGCCGAAATGATGGACGGAAGATTATCAAGGAAGCCTTGCGCAAGGTTCCCCACAATCTCCGTACCCTTCGCCCAGAGGCTCGGTAAATTGTCCATGATGGCCTGCCCGATGCTCTGGATGATTTGCCAGACGGACTCGGCAAAGACCGGGATGCTTTCCGTAATAGTCGTGGCGATGCCGGTAATGCCTGCCGTGATCATGCCCAGACCGCCCTCAGCGTCTCCGCTGAAAATCTCAGTCAAGCCGTTCATGCACTCGGTAATACCGGGCAGGAATTCGCTCATGAGACCCCTTCCAAGGCCCTGAAAAGCCGTGGTCATGTCCTGAAGGCTGTCCTGATAAGCGGCAGAAGCCTTGACGGCATCATCGCTCATGACTCCGCCCAGCTCACTGACCCGGTCACGCATGGCCTGTGTTTCTTCGGCGGAGGTATTAAGCAGGGCGGCCATCTCCTGCGCTCCACGGCCAAGCAGGTCCTGCGCAAGAGCGGCCCTCTCTGAGCCTTCCTCCATGCCCTGAAGGCCGGTAATGACTGCCGCAAAGAGGTCTTCCTGCGACATCGAGGCGGCTTCTTCCTGGGAAATGCCCAGCTGCTGGAAGGCCTCAGAACCGTCAGCGGCCGCATTGGTCAGCTTTTTCATGGCCGACTGCATGGTATTAATGTCCGTGCCGGAATGCTGAAGGACGGCGGACCATTCCTGATATGCCTTTGCGGAAATGCCGATTTTCTGGCTCTGCTTGTCGATAGTATCGCCGTATTCGGCGAGGTCTCCGATTCCGTCAAAAGCCGCTTTGATGGCAACGCCAATGCCCGCCGCCGCAAGTGCTGTCTTAAGTTTGCCGACAAAATTAGCCCCGGCTTGCTCTCCCGCAGAATCGCCTGCGCTGGAAGCCTCCGGGGCCAGAATGTTTTCTATGCTTCCCGGAACGCCTTCGGCGGACGGGACTATCTGGACATATGCTTTTGCTAATTCCATAAGGACTACTCCTCACAAGGAGGCCCACATTCGGTCGAAGTCCTCCCCAGATGCAAATGTCATAAATTTCTTCTTTTCGCCCCGGTCCATAATGCCGAGCATGGCGGGGACAAGGTACTCTGGCCGATTCCGTCCTTTGTGCCCGTCTTCGGTCTGGAACCACACGAGCGTGGCCAGATGATCAGCGCACATGGCCAGAACGATGTCAGACCATTTGCCTGTGTATCCGTTCAGCTTCGCCCAAACCCTTGAATTGGGGCCAAGGCCGTTGGCCAGAATCGCCAGAGTCCGAAGGGGCACGGAACGCATGTCATATATATGGTAGGTTTCCGCCATATCGCAGACCAGCTCGTCCCCCGCCACCTTCAGCATCCCGGCCAGGGCGATTATTTTTTTATTTCCGGAGCTGTGAAAAGCTCATTCAGGACCTGTGAGACCTTGCTGACGGTGACCCGGTGCGTCTCCGGATCACGGCAGAAGTCGTACAGCCTTTTCTTGCCTTCAGCGCCAAGGAGGCGGAGGACCACCTTTGCGGCGATCCATTCCTCCCCAGCATCGAGCCTGCACAGGTCATCGAGCAGCTCCATATCATCCAGCGCCTCCGGAAGGATTTCTGCCGTAAAACCGGAAGGCGTCTTAACTCTAATTGCTTCGCTCATTGCTTACCCCCCTGTCTGTGCTTCAGGTCACTTAAGCGGCCTCTTTGAGATACTCGTAGACTGTGACGCCACTGGCGTCCGGAATCGTGCCCACGGTCACCTCATAACCGGAAACATCGTTGTCAGCATAAGTCACCTCGGAAATGGCGGTGATAACGCCATCCGGGATTACCATCCTGCATTTGACGCCGCCGGTCATGATCTGCTCAATGACCCAAACTCTGTGCTCGCCCTCGTAGGAAGGCTTGTCCTTGATCGCCATGCCCGTGCTAAGAGTCCCGGTAACGTTGGAAGCGCCGTAAACGACCTTCTGCACAATGGCGTTAAGGTACTCGATCATCTTGAAGGTGAAGGAAGTATCCTTACCGGTCCGGGTCCTCAGGACCACATCGCCGCCCCATGCCTTGATAGACTCGGAGCTGATTTCCTGTGCCCTGCTGAGGCCATCCTCGGAAATGTATCCGACATGCTCATAGCCGGTAGTCAGAGCGGTGTCGGCGTCTGTGGGGATGGTGAGATTTGCGGACACAAGGGCCGTATAGATGGCACCTGCCACGGCAGGCTTGCCCGCTGTGACATTCGAAGCTGTATTAGCCATGCTTTATACCTCTCTCGTATATGTGACATCGAAGACTGCCTGATACCGCCAGCGCTTCTTTGCCAAATCTGTGTAATCGTAATCGGAGTTGAGCCTGCACCCGGAGACGGCGGAAAGACCAGTCAGGCCACGCATGGCCCCGACCACGGCCTCGTTCATCCGGGCGGCAGATTCTTTGGAGCCGGAGGAATAGGATTGCACAACGATTTGGGCCGTGCAGAGATGATCCCGTGTCCTGCTTCCGGTCTTCTCGACCAGATAGTAAGAGTCCGGGACTTCCTTGTCCGGGGTATCTCCGTAGACGGAATGCTCTATGTCCTCGTGTGAGGATAGGTATTGGATTATTAAGGATTCAATAATCATTACAACGCTCCCAAGATCGTGTTGTTCTCAAGATTGTCCTTGTATGCTTCTTCGGTCACAGTAAAGACGGATGACACATTCCTGTTTCCTGCATCGTATATGTCGCAGTCATAACCGGCTCCAAGAGTCCCCACTATCCGCTGGGCCTCCGCATAGCATACGGTCGCTCCGCATTCGTGCAGAAGCTCCTGAATTCCGGCGTCACTGATTTCAATCCGTATATGTGCCATTGCCTTCTACCATCACTTTTTGATTCCAACGAAGCGGGACAAGGTCATCAATTCCTCTGACGGAATGCCCGAAGATGCGGAATTCCTCGCCCCAGAAGCGGACATGCCTGCCGGAAGTCCAGTCATGCGTGTCTCCCTTGGGGATTCCAAGGATGTAGACCGCTTTCCGGCCATACAGGTTCATGGCATCCACCTGCTCCTGGTCGGTAGGCTGGCCGACTATAACATCGGCAACATCCGTCCAGACCGAGGAGTAAGTGGGCGCATTAAAGCTGTCCGTCCCGGTAGGCTCGAGTACTTCCAGCTGGATAGTCATTCCGTGCAGGGGTCCCATATCTCCATCGCTCCATATCTCTGGCGTCTTAATCCGAGACGTTTCAAATCATTCCGCATGATTGCCCCGGAAATGCCTCCGCCCGGGATCGCATATGTGCCGGACCATGCATATCCAAGCGCACTCTGCGATTCCTGCGACAGCGGCTCGCCTTCCTGTGACTGTCGCATGACCCGTGCGACCACGTCCACGGCCACGAGTTTGACCGTATTAGCATACGCCGCACTGTCTTCGACCATTTCATCCAAGTCCTTGCCGACCCTTTCAGCCTCCCACCTCAGAGCATCAGAGACAAGGGGCAGGAGCGCCGATATACGCCCCTGCTCTGCCTCTGTATATGTCTTTCCGGTGAGCGTCTGGACGTCAGCAAGAGTCGCATAGGCGCCCATAGGTCAGCCCCGCCTTATGCGTGAGTGCGGGTGATTCTGTTGAAGCAGCTGGTGTCGCACCGGAAGCCGATCTCGATTTCCGCACGGACTGCGAACATGTTCCGCTCCCACAGGGAAGTCAGCGCATTGCTGATGGTCAGGGTGGCAGTATCGGACATGTCGATCTTGACGCCTTCAACGATGCCATAGACGGCCTGAGTCCAGTCGCCTGCGAAGCCGAGGACATCAGGAAGGGAAGAAGTGCCGTCCTTGTAAGCGGCCTTAGAATAAGCAACAGGGTTGCCAAGGATCTGAGGGATGGCGCCTTCGGCCACGGAATTGATGAACAGGGGGCGGTCATCGCCGTCTACTGCGGACAGAAGCTCGCCCTTGCCCTGTGCGGACATGGCAAAACCGTTGCAGATGCCGCCAGCGGTGGCAATAGCAGTGTCGGCGGCTACCAGAGCGCTGTACATGCTGTGGCCGGTGCCGGAGATGGTCTGAGCGGTGACAGCCGCCAGAGTGTCGAAGTTAGAGCCGGGAGCGGTGCCGTGGAAGACGGTGGCGTCAAACTTCTGGGCCAGGGCCAGAGGAAGACGGGCGACCAGAGCGTCATACAGACCGGCCATGTCTCTCCGGAACTCGTCGGAGAAGGGCACGATCACGGCCAGCTTATAGCCCTGCATAATCTTGGTGGACAGGGAAGGATTAGAAACAGGCTTAACAGCGGTCTCGTCTACCCATGCGGCTTCAGGATCGCCGGTGATGACCGGGATGGTGAGGCCCCTGCCGGGGAGTACGATCTGGCGGGCCAGCTGCATGACTGCGGACTGGTCCTGAACCTTCTGCATAATTTCTGCGGACACTTCGGTGGGCAGAGTGATGGTGGTGCGGTTGGTGTTGATACCGGACATATTAATCTCCTTTCGTATCGATCAGCCGAGGGCTTCTACGGCCCAGTCGGCAAACTGTGATCTCGTGGTCTTGCCCACGGAAGCGTCTCCTGTCTGGGGCATGGGGGCGGGGATATTCTTCCCGGCAGAAAAGGCCTGGATCTCTTTGACCATCTGCTGGGCGTCCGCCTGCCACTCTTCTTCCGTGGATCCTCTAAGTCTTGTAGCCTGATCGATGCTCAGGCCAGCTGCTATGGCGATTCTCGTTTTTGCCAGGTCGGCCCTGTATGCTTCGCCCTTAGCGATCTCTGCATCCTTTGCGGCAAGGATCTGTTCCGTGCTGGCGGCGGCTGACTGAAGCGTCTCAATCTGCTTGGTCAGCTCTGCCGTGAGGGCCTCGACTTCTTCGGTGGTCTTCCAGCCCTTCTCACGCATTTCGGTTTCGAACTGGCGGGAGTATTTCTCCCTGTCCCGCTTCAGCCGGTCGGCGATCGCCGCATCGAATGCTTCCTGAGTCTCGATGACTTTAAATTCAGACATTTGTGTTCCTTTCCCCGATTACCGGTCGGTATCCGTAAATGTATAAGCATCAAAAAAGCACCGGAACTTCCGATGCCTTAATAGCTTACTCTTTGTTTTTTCTTTTCTGCCTTTGTCTCTGAGCAAATCCAGTGAGCGATGATCATGCTCTCCAAGAGAGCTATGTCAGCTCCGTCCAACGAGGACGCATATCCAAGGCCCCCGTTCGAGCCTATCTTCCTGCGCTCGCAGTTGCTGACGACCTGTGTCACGGCTGACTGGTGCATGTGGACGAAGGTCCCTTGCTCCATGGCCATGTCAAATAAGGCGTTCGCCTTTATGACCTGCTGGACCGTCATGACCTCTGGGCGCTTCAGCTTGGCTTCTTTCATGGCGTCCCGGAGGATGTCCGTGCCGCTCTTTCCGTCGACAGCAACGATTTTGGCTCCAGAGCGATAGATAAAATCCACCATCCAGTCCACGCCGTCCCTTATGGGCTTACATCCGATCACCTCGCAGAATATCTTTTTATCTGAGGTGCGGACCGCCACGGCAAGGGCCACGTTGTTTCCGTCAACGCCAAATTTGATGCCCACGAACATCTGCCCGGTCAGCTTCGGCATCTTGCTCAGCTGAAGGGCTTCCCATTCGTTGCGGCTTATCGCCGAACGCTGGTTGTATTTGATCCAGAGGCCCAGACGCTGGATGTTGAAGTCGGTTCCGTCATCACCTATCTCCGAGCGTATGGTGCGCTCTTTCAGGACCGTTCCAAGAGATGGGTTAGTTTCGTACCACAAGTCAACATCGTTGGGGTCGGACATTTCCGGTACGGACCACTCGGCCCATCCGGATGCGTAGGATTCACTCTGAAGGATATGCTTGCGGAGGTTAGGGAAGACCGTCCCGGCAGATATAGCCGTGGGAGGCGTCCCAAAGAGAATGGTCTGTGGATTTGCTGAATCCGTGACCACATATTTGAGGGCGGTCTCCTGCTCCGGCGTATATTCCTGGGCTTCGTCAATGATAAGCAGGTCAAAGCCTTCACCGAGGCCTCCGGTGCTTGTTCTGGTCCGGAATTCGATCACGCCTTCCGTGTCGGCATAGAGGTGCTCTTTGCCAAAGGCCCGGAACGACGAATCGATGTGGACTCCGCATTTGACACAGAGCCTGCTCAGTCTTTCCCATATGGAGTGGGCAGTTGACGCCCGGTGGGCGGTGTACAGAATCCTCTCCCCATGCTTCAGTCCCCAGATACACCTAGCCAAGGCTATTTCCGTCTTGCCGTTGCGTCGGGGTACTGAGTACCCGAATTTCTGGTGGATCCACAGGCCGTCATCGTCCACGGCCATGATGTCATAGGTGAGGGCCGTCTGCCACTCCAGCATATCCTTTTCACTTGTATCGTATAGCTCGATAGCTTCGGGACCTTTGGTGTCCCGGTAAGGCAGGATCACGGACACGGTCGGGGACTGTCTCCCGACTCTGTCCATTCATTCCTCCTCGTCCGTCACTGGGTCTTTGTTCCGCATAGGCCCCTCCTCATAAGTCAGACATATCTTTCCAGGCACCCTTCCATCTCGACCACGTTCGGGTCTTTCCGACTTCGTAGGTGATCACGCATTGACATCCGGGATGGCGGGCAAATGCTCCGGCCTCTTTCGCATCTTCGTAATTGTCCCAGGTCCCTTCACGGTCAAGGCACCACTGACACGGTCTGGCCCATTTCGTGCCATCATGCAGGCCGACATCATCATACCTTCGGACTATCTTACAGGACAGCCCCATGCCGGAAGCGGCTTCGAAATTATCCTTGATAGATGTGTCTACTACCTTCATGGCCTCCGTGGTAAGCAGGCTGGTCAGCTGCTCCAACGTCCCGCCGTCCAATGAAGCGAACGCAACGGCCATTTTCGTGGCGATGGCCGGGTCATATTCCGCAGACAGGATGCCGATGCCCAGCTCTGCCTGATCATTGAGGAATCGTTGTATCTTCCGGCAGATGCGTGACACATCCGCATGGCCCGCTCGCATGCCGACATCCAGAAGCATGGCCAATTCGTCCGCATCCCCTTCCAGCTCGGAAAAGACGGCCCGGCTGACTGCCTCCCCTGCGCCCTTTGCATAGGAATAGGCGTCCGCCCAGCTTCTGGCGCTTTTGGCCGCTTTCTTCATGGCTTCGTTTTTGCTGACTGCGGCCTTATATATCCGCAGAAGTCTATCTGTATCGGCCATGTCTTAGATACCTGTAAGCTCTCTTAGCTTATCTTCCGTAAAATATTCCGGGAAGGCTGACTGGATCTTCTGCACGGCATCGCCCACGCCTGACAGGGCGGACACATCCGGCTCGAAGATAGGCTCCCAGCGGACTTCCGTTTCATAAAGCTGGTTCCGTTTGTACTCCACGCCGTCCCGGAGGCATGCGGCGAGATAGCCCGCATTCAGCAGGCCCACGGCGAAGTCCTTCTGCGCACCTCTGGCTATCAGCCGGAGCGTCTCGTGGCTGGCCTTGATCGCCTCGGAGCTGGAAGGGTTCTGGGACGGAAAGCCCAGGTCGTCGAGGGTCAGGCCGGTCTCACCTGCAAAAAGCCCGGCGAACATTTTCAGCTGGTCGAGATGCGGGGCCATGCTCTGCTGGGCGAACTGCCCCACGGCAGGCTTGTCTCCGTCATCATCCTTGTCAATCCTCAGCAGGCTGGACATCGTGATCTGCCACTTTTCCAGCTGCTCAGCGTCCGGATCCATGCCGAGGACGTACCGCTGAGGGAAAGAGTAAAATTCCGCAGAGATCTCAGACCGCTTGGCCGTCCGGGCGGCTCCGTCAACAATAGCCATACACGCCCTGCTGATGCGGGAATGTCCAAAGGGGCGTTTTGCATCAGGGCGATAGATGACAGGGACCAGAAGCGGATAGGGGGCCGGATGCCGATATGTCTGAACAAATTCCCCGTGTGAGTAAATGTCCGTCTCGTGGGGCTTCAGGTGAGCCTCAAGGACCGGCCTCCCGTTTTCATCGGCCTCCAGAATGGCGTAGCCTTCCGTCAGCATATTCGTGATCGGGTCGATGACTCCCGTGGCCCTTTTGGCGTCGATCACCTGCATCATCGGGAAGCCTTCGCCGTTCTCAGAAATGTAAATGAACGAACACGAGCAAATCAGGGCGCCAAGGATCGCCGAGCGGATCAGGATGTCCTTGTTGTTCAGGTTATAGATGCCATTGATTCCGTAAGCATCATTGGCAAAGGAATCGAACACGAGCCGGTCCGCCAGACTGTCCACGGCCTTCCCGCACCATCCCAGCGGATACATCCACCACCTCAGCTGAGGCGGGGTGCTGATCCGGAAGTCATCTGCCATATGCTTCATCTCATATGAGCGATACCTGGCGTCTATTCTGCTTGTCTTGGAGGCTAATTTGCCCCGAAGGTATTCAATGCCTTTGTAGTCCATTTCTGGGTCCTCTGTGGGTTATCGTGTGTTTTTCTGTGCAACAGCGGCGGCGGGATCTCCAGATCCGGGTGTCTGGGGAGGTATCCCCCCGTCATTCCGGTCGATAAGAAATCCAATCGAAATGCTGCTCAAGCTGATCATTGGGGATGAGGGAGTCCCCCTCTTCACTATCTTTTTTTCTCGGCTCGATCAAGCTGTCAGACTTCTGGCGATTGCAGCATCGGTGAGCCAGTTGAAGGTTGGAGATGTCTGACGGGTGCCCGCCCTTGGATACCGGGATGATGTGGTCAACGGTCGGCGACAGCGGATGAGGATTCCGATAAGAGAAGTCCACGGGCTTGCCGCAGATTCCGCAGATGGTCTGGGTCTTTAGAATCTTCTGGCGGGCGGCCTCGTATGCGGCTCGGTTCCCTGGGGTACGGTCTGATCTCATGGGGGTGGTATAAACCAAACAGGAGCCTGCCCATGCACGATGAACAAGCTCCCATTCGGAGGGGGTAAGTTATGAAGAAGATACTGCGGCCCAGCGGAGTGAGCGCTGACAGGACTGCGGGTAACGTGTTAACTTGATTCCCCCTGCCTCTGTCCACTTGGCCACGGTAATATTGTAAGCCTTATTTTTTTCCCCGGTGTCCTCGATTAAAGTAATTTTAGCCGGTTGGCCACCTCCCAGACAAAGCGGCTCTTCCACTTTCCGTAAGCAGACCGGGCCGAGTCAACCGGGAATGGATTGTAATACATAATATTCTGCCACACCCCTGCCCGGTACTCCGCAGGCAAACAGGCCAGCGCCTTGTCGATGGCATCCGTCTTGGCCACCAGCCTCTCCCTCCGGATGGCCTTGGCGGCGTTCGGGTCGCTGATTCCGTTCATGCCGTGGGGCTGTCCGTCAGAGGGTCCCGGGGATTCATGCAGGATAGCTTCGGCTTCTTCTTTGAGGCGGTAGTAGTCCCTGATGATCCAGATGGTCTGGTGGTAGACTTCACGTGGAAGGATGTATTTGCCTTTGGTTCTTTGGTAATCTCTCATGCTTTCCGTCATAACCCGCCACCGAAATGGTTCAGAATAATGTCAATCCATCCGTCATCCAGTCCGACCATATCCTCGCCCTGCTGTCCGCAGAAGAAAGCGGTACCGTAAATGAAGTGAGGCGGAAGGGAGAAGTTGTACGGAAGGTCACGGATGATACCTTCCTCGTTGCAGATGCAGACCACGTGCCGGTCGATGTAGATGGGGTCCTCGAGATACCCGCCCACAATGTCCTGCATGCTCTCAAGGCTTCCGTCAATCACTCTGACGGCAGCGGGCTTACGGGGTTCTTTTACTACGACTTTCATCTATCCTCCTCTCCCAGCGGTCTGCTTTGTAGCCCTCCATTCCGGCTACGAAATTCTCGTCCCACCACGGCACCTCGGTTAATTCCGTCACGCATACGTCCACGTCTGCCCATTCGCTGAGGACATTCCTCCGGCATTCATCGATGCTGACCGGCGTGGGATTCTCGCCACGCAACTTCCGTGCTAACTTCTGACAGGCATGTCCAAACTCTATTGCTTCCTCGGCGGCCTGCTCCAGAAGGGCAGGCTCGCCTATGATGCTGATAATTGTTCCGTCAGTCATCCTGCTCCTCCTTATTCTCCATCCCAAATCAGCGGACTTCCATCCTTATCCACAAGTAAAGTAAAAGACCCGTGGTTATACACCCCGTTGGACATCACATACACGACTCCTGTCTCACGGTCTGCCACAATCAAATATGACCATTCAGTTTCAATTGTCACAAACCTCTCACCCTTGTCAGACTCATTTTCGGCTCTTGTGGTTTTTCCGCATCCCACCAACATCAGCAGGATAAGCAGAATGGCTATTACTTTTTTCATTCCTTCTCCTCTCTTTGTCTCATGTCGGCCCCGCACCCATGACAAAATTCATATTCGTTTATATCATCTGTCATTACATTCTTGCCGCAGTTGGAACATTCATAAATACCGGCAGGACTTATCTTTACCCACCTGCCTCTCGGCCTCGGCTCAACCGTAGGGGCGTGTTGTACATCTATGACTGGAACAGCAATACACCCATTAGGAAGATGGTAAAAAATACATCTGTCCAGTAGCCTGTCCGCATCAATCAGTCGCATCCTGCTCCTCCTTTCTCATGTCGGCCCTGCAATTAGGGCAAAAAATAAACCGATGCCAGTCCCAGTCTTTTATGACAAATCCACATTGATCGCACTTCATGGTCA